ATTGCGCCTTCGGCCCCTCGATCAGGAACGTATTTGCGTCGATCGAGCCCGAGTCGTCGCTGATGTGGAATGCGTGGCGGCCGTTGAAGCACGCGACCGGCGCTTGCAGGTAAACGCCGTTGGCATTCGTGCCCGCGCCACCCGTGTAGTCGCCGATGCGGTAGGCATCACGACCCATGCGTGCGATGACCGGGCCGTTGTACCAAGCAAAGCTGTTCGATCCGATGAAAATCCCGTCGCGCGCCGCGCCGTCCGGGTAGTACCAAAGATCGGTTGCATCGTAGTACACCGGTCCGAGGATGCCGCCGCCGAAGAACCGGACCCCAGGATGTGTAACGATCAGCAGCACCGATCCCACCATGCCACGATTGGACTGGTAAAGATAGGACTGCGGCATGTTCAGGTCGGTATTGGCCGTCCCGACCCCTGTGCGTCCGGCGAATTTCCATGTCGTCGGCGCCGCGACCGTAACTTGCAGATCGCAGTGCGCGATGCCATCGATGACAAGGGCCTTGCCAAGGCCGCGCGCCATGGCATCTGCCGCCATCAGCCAAGTCGACGTGCTGTAGCCGTTCGGCAGGACAGCCGGTTCCAGTCCGGTCCCGTCCGTCTTCGCGCCCGTCCAAATGATCAGGTGCCCCGGGTTTCCAGGGTCTTCTTCCTCGACCCGGGCCGCCGGCAGGTAGACGCCGAGCTGCTTCGCCAGGATGTCTTCGCCGACGACGTGCAGCCGGTACCATGCCGTATCATCGCGTTCGATGATCGTGCCGTTGTTGTCGCCGGGCGACGCGCCCGATTGCAGGAAGTAGATTCCGCCGCCGCCGTCGCCGTCCGCCCAATAGCCGCGGGTGATCGCCACGGATGCACTGTCCGTTGCCGCTCGGAGATCGGCCAGCGTGTCATGCACGACCACGCCGCCATCGCCGATCGCCGCGAGCACGGCCCCGACCGTGCCGGCCGGATAGGATAGACCAGCGTCGAAGCCGATCAGGCCGGCGCCATTGTTGCCGTCCGTGTCGTCCGCCAGTTGGAGAGCGAGCGCGGCCGCCGAGCCGTCCGCCGGAGCAGTGAAGACAAACTCGCCGCTGGAGTTGCACCCAAGCAGCTTGTCGGCCCGTGACGCTGCGGCCGGCAGGTCTGCCACGGTCTCGCCGATCGGCACGCGCAGCGAGCGGGGCGAGGCACCGTACCCGTCCGCAAGTTCCTGGATTGCCAGCCAGAGCCGGTCGAAGTCGGCATTGACGACAGCAGCGAGGAAATCTCCGGCCGTCTGGTAGTCGATCAGCCGCGCCAGGACCGAATCGCGGTAGACGAGCACGCGGGCGCCGCCCGTAGGGGTCGCGGTCAGCGTGACATACCCGCCGCCAGGATCGCCGATCCCGGTAGCCGAGAACGTGACCTCCGCGCCATCGACCATGACCTTGAGATCATCGGCATCGAGCACTTGGAAGGAGTAGCCGAAAACGGCCGTCGCCCCGCTAGCCGTGTATGCCTGCGCCGGGACTTGTTCGGTAACCGCCATTGCTATCCCCCTACATGATCACATTGTAGACGCCCGATGTCGGTCGCCAGCTCTCCGGCTCGCGCGCCGGCCCTGATTTGATGTGCCACATCCTCTCGGGCGTTTCCGTCACGGCCCCTGCCAGGGCGTCCAGATAGTCGTCCGGTTGATCCTTGATCTCCGGGTTCCATTCCTGCATCTGCTCCGGCAGCGGCCCATCCAGGACCGATTGATGCGCCAGGAGCTGCCCGGCCGTCAAGCGCTTCGAGGATTCGCCGGTTCTTGTTCGTCACCGCTTGTTCTTCGCTCACGCCCACGCCAATGAGCCCCTGCTGCCGCAGCGCAGCCTTCACGATGCTGGGCGAAAACCCGCCGATTCCGTTCGTCTCGATTGTAATTCTCGGCAGGTAGAACTGACGCACCAGCGCGCACAGGCCGAGCACCTGGCCGCCAGTGATCGTCTTGCCGTCCTTGTCGAATACAGCCAGATCCCCGAATAGCCGAGTGATTCGGTGGATATACCGCCGGCCCTGCTCGTCCTGGAATACCAGCGCCACAGCCGACACGTCGCTGTCGAGCTTGCCCGACGCCGGATCCCAGCGCAGGCTCGCCCCTACGATGCGCGCATCGCCCAGCATCATCACTGTTTCCTTGTTCGCCGTCCGAATCACAGGCTCCGCGTCGTATCCTTCTAGGCGTGTCGGGTCCAGACGGGTATCCGTCACGGGCCGCGCGTGTAGCTGATACTGCGAATCCCACTCGTTGAGCGTGCGGCATGCCCGCCGCCGCTTGAGCATTTCCGGCGCGTCGAACCGTTCCGGCCATGCGGACCCGGCGTAGCAATCAACGACGGCACCGTCATGCGCCGACAGCGTCAGGGTGCCTCTGGCCCACTCCCATTGGGCGCCACGACGCAACGCCACAGCTCCCGCCCCGATGCCCGAAAACACGATGTCGGGCTCGAAGGGGATGCGGTATGCCGGCTCCGTCGCACGCTCGATCCGATGTTCCTTGTCATACATGCGGATCGTCAGGCAGTCCGCGCCAAGTCGTTCCTGTTCGTCATACAGGCTCTGATGCGTGTGCGGGGTGCCGACATACAGTTTGCGCCCGCCCGGGACGAGGATGTGCGTTTGCTCGCTCAGCCGGTATCGCAACTTGGCTCGCGCCTCCGGGGTCTGGATGTTCTTCGGCACCTCAACGTCATCGTTTTGCACCTCGTCCGCGCGCGACGATGTGATGTTCGACAGGATCCCCGCCGCTTGCATTGACGGGTTCCGCTCGTCGGCCGCCCCCGGAACCCACCAAAACGAGACCTCTCCGCGCAGGGACATGTGCCGCGTCAGCGGATGCCGTTCAAGCACCGCCCGCGTATCGCGCGCCGTCTTATGCGCCGTGCCGTCCTGGTCGCCCTGGTGCAGGATGCGATATGTCGGGTCGGAATAGAACCGCCATGCGTTGTATGCGGCTAGCAATGTGGACTTGCCGAAGCCACGGAAGCACCGCAGCACGGCATGATCGCCGCGCCGTTCAAGCCACGTTACCGCGCGCCAGTGGACATCTGGCACGTTCCACCGCTGGACTTGCGCCCATAGGTAGAAAAACGTGGGGAAGTTAGCCGTCATGCTCCGTCACTTTGCGCAGAATGCGCGAGACCTCGGCCTGCGCCTGGTCGAGCAACTGCTGCTTCGCCTCGCGCTCGCGTTCCTCGTCGTCCTTCGTGCCGCCGTTTCTGCGCATGTTGAGAAGCGTTTCGATCTTGACCGCTACCGCAAGCGATCGACTTGCCATCTGCGATAGCCAGCCACGATCTCCACGCTCCTCCTTGGTCTCCAGCGTGCGCTGATGTGATGCGTCGACTTCCTCGATCGCGTGCTCGATCGCAATGCCCTGGATCCGCTTCAGCTCGCTATCGATGTCCTTCATGGCGTTACCCTCCGACTGCTGCCGCGACATCCGGCGCGCGCTCGGGCGTCAGTTCGCCCGGCCGCCACCAGTAATCTTGCCCGAAGTTCTTGCGAGCGCGGCGCTTCATGCGCGCTATGTACCCTGGCGATAGTGCGTCCTGCATGTTGGCAATCATCGCATTGTCGATCGCCGCGCGCGTGATCCACAGATTCTGGAATGGCAGCAGCGATTTCCCGAGCCGCAGCGCTTCACCGGCCGCGTGCGTTTCTTCGCCCGCCAGCGTGCTGTCGATGTTGCCCTTCACGAGGGCGCCGAGTTGCGCGAGCCGGCCAGCCGACGGCCCCAGCAGCTCGAAGAGCCATTGCGTCTTGCTGAAATCCTCGGCGTGGTTCCTAAGCAGCAGATCGCCGATGAAACCGGCCCCGCCGCCGGCGGAGATGGCAAGAGGCCAGAACTTGCCCTGCGACATATCGATCGGGTCTTTCCCGGCCGCAATCTGCTTCATCTGCACCGACACAGCACCGAATAGCGTGCTCAGGGACATGAGGGCGCCTACATAGAGCAGGGTGTTCATTGGCCCGGGCTGCTCGAATGC